CCTTATTGTGTCCGGGCTGAAAGACATAGAAAACAGGTCTTGGAAAACGAACTTCCGGGGGCGTGTCCTTATCCATGCAGGGAAAGCCGTATCGAAGAACGGGTGGCGTGAAATGAACCAAAGACAAATCGATGTTGCGGCAAGCACAAAGATGATGGGAGCAATATTTAATGAACTTCCATTTGGCGCAATCATCGGCAGCGTTGAGATAGTTGACTGTGTCCAAAACCACCCGTCAATTTGGGCAGAAAAAGGTGCTTGGAACTGGGTGTTGGCTAACCCGGTCATGTTCCCCGAACCGATTACAGGGGTGAAGGGAAAGTTATCGTTTTGGAATTATGATTGCGGAGAAAGAACGGGGGGGCAAAAGCCCGGTAGATTAGATATAATAACTTATGATGGAGACAGGTGAAGACATAAAAGGGCAATTGATAAAGATGACATTGAAAGCAATTGAGGAAACCCATGAAGGACTTATTTGGGAAATACTTAATCATATGTCAGAAAAAGCGAGATTAGGGGAGCATGTCTGTTGTCGTATATTCGAAAAAGAGGAATATACGACTGCGAAAAAAATCTCCTATTTTTTCAAGAAAAAAGGCTTTTGTGTGTCTTTAGATACACATTGCAAAAACAAAGAAACTTATCATAAATTGATCCTTATATGGGATTGATTTAAATTTTATCAATATGGATTTAAAAGAGAAACATGCAAAATTATGGGATTTGTATTGGACTAAATTCGTCAATACGAACCCGGTGGTCAGCGGCTATTGCGTGCCGCTGGAGTATATCAGCGACAACAAGGGGTATGCAGGTGACGGCACTATCAACATGGCGGAGCTGCTGACCCTGCTGCAATTAAGGCGGAAGAACGGGGGAAAAAGCCCTGTGGGAGTGCTGGACGTGCTGATTTCACTTGGGAGGCTGTCCGACACCGCCTGGACATATTACGCCGACAAATTCCCCGGCATCTTGTTTCACCTTGGATTTGAGGGCAATCCGTTTTTTGTACGTGACGACATAGACCACGACACACGGGAGCAACTGGGGCTGGATAAAATGGTAAGCAACTACTTGATGCTCAACCAAGAGGAGGGCGAGGACCCGTGCCACAGCCCGTTTGTGAGCCAAGACCAAGTGTGGAACTTGCTGCCCACCCTCTACCACGCATACACGCACGGGTACAATGCGAAAGGATGGATAGCGAACGTGCTGCAATGGATCGTGGACAACAAGTATGTTATCTACAACCCTTGGATGGGCAGGATCGTCCATTTTCATAAGTACTGCCCTCCGCTCAAAATGCCGTACGAGAAAAGGATGGAGGACAGGGATAAGGCGTACAAGGAGAATTTTAAAGTGAAACGGGGCGCAAACAACTGGTATTACAGCGGTGGCACTTTGGCGGCATTGGACAGGTTCAACGGTGACAGGAAATGGCATTGGAGGAAGGCTGTTTTTAAGCTGGAAACCTTTGTAATCGACCGAATTTTAGAGCCTGTTTACAAGATGTTAGGGCGGAATTTCAAGCGGCACGCCATTTACTGCTACGGTGCTGTCGCCCCCGAGGTTTGGGCTGGAAATTACAAAAAGAGGCTGACGGAGAGGTTTGTCAAGGAGATAAACAAAGGCAACCTCTTTGAGCCGGAGGTCGCCTTTTTGTACGGTGACACCTCAAAGTACCCGCTCGACAAGGTGCGTGAGTGGCTCGACAATTACGAGTACAAGGAGACGGGCAGGATAAACAGCCCCGTGCAATTTTTGTATGTCTACGAGTGGTATGTCGGCAATGGAGGCAAGGTGGAGTAGCAAGCGTTTGACAATGCAGGGCTTAATAAGATATAATTAATTAATCAATATATGGAATCATGAACATAGCGGAGATTTTAAAATATTGCCCGAAAGGGATGGCATTATATTCGCCATTATTGGGCGAAGTGAAGCTGGTAGAAGCAGATCCACAGGTAGGAGTCATTGTAGAAAGGACTGACGAAGATGGACGAAAATATTCATACCGGTTTAGTATTGAAGGTATTTATTCCCCTATACGTAGTGCGGAATGCCTATTGTTCCCGTCCGAATCTCAGAGGAATTGGCTTTTATTTAGATTGCCTGTAAAGAATGGGGATATAATGATGACAATGGATGGCAGCAGGGCATTTATAGTTAAGGGTGAAAAGGGTGGTAGAATTTCGGTTTATTGCGGGATTGACATCGCTGGCTGCTTATGGATTTCTGATAGATTGTTTGACTGGACTGCAAGACCTTATATTCCTGCATCAGACGAGGCTAAACAGAAATTATTTAATAAATTAGCAGAGTCTGGGTATAAATGGAATGAAAAAGGCCTAATGCTAGAGAAAATAGAATCTAAAATTCCTAAAAACGGCGACATACTAATGACAGATGCTGGGCGTGCTTTTATTGCAACCGATAAAGTTGATAAGGATAATTGTGTAATAGCCTATTGTGGAATAAACTCCATTAATGAGTTTTATGTTGGAGATCCCAATAATGGATGGACGGCATCACCGTGGACTTATGCTTCAAAAGACGCTGCGAAAGTATTATTTGACAAAATGCAGGAAGCTGGATATAGATGGAATGCCATAGAATTAAAACTAGAGAAAAGAACAGAATGTTTATTTAAGCCATTCGACAAGGTGCTTGTAAGGGATAATAAAAAGAGTGCATGGAATTGCAGTTTGTTTTCCTTTTATAATGACGACTGTATTTCCCCCTTTTTATGTATTGATACTTATCACAATTATTGTATCCCTTACGAAGGCAATGAGCATTTATTGGGGACTACAAATTCTCCCGAGCAAGTATAATAATATTTTAACAATCGCAAATATGAAGGAATACAGGCTTACAAACGTCACTGACGGTGCGACCATAGGGACATACCCCACAAAGCTCGAGGCAATCGAGGCAATGAACGAGGAGATTGAAAAAACAAACGAGGAGAACGGTGAAACCGAAGAGGAAGGGTTGACACCGTTTGACTTCAAACTTGAAACCGTGGAAGTCGATGATGCAAGAAGAATCACGACATTTTATGACGCACAAGAGTATTTGGGCTTGTCACATAAAAACGCCTTCTTCGTCGTAAAGAGGAAAAAGTCGAAAACCCCCTTGGAGTTAAGGGATATTGACGCATTCGTCCAAGACATCAATCCGCATCATTTTAAGATGCTTGTCGCCTTGAACAAGTTATTCACATTAGCCGAAGCATGGAACAAGGCAGATGGCTTTGTGCCTGATCCCTTGGATTTGAACCAAGGCAAGTGGTTTCCTTGGTTCAAGTATGACGAGGATACTGCGGGGTTCGTGTTTACGTATGCGAATTACGCACCTGCAAATGCGCAGGCGTATTTCGGTTCTCGTCTTTGCTTCAAGTCCGGATCGAGGGCGAAGGATTTCGGCAAGAAGTTCGCCTCCCTTTACAATGAAGTATTCACAATCACAAAACAAGGGGACAATGAAGATGTTGACATTTGATGTTATGCTGCGGGGTCGCTTTGTATGCACTTTGAAATACAGGTATTGCCCGTTGTTCCCGCTTGATTTAAAAGACCTTGAAAGGTTTGCTTTGAGTAAAAGGCCTACTTTAAGGGGGGCAGCAATACAGAATAGTATTATGTAACGATAATCAAGATAAGATGTCATGAAGAAGCGAGTAATAATAGGCTTATCAAAAACATTCCCCAAGACACATAAACGTGCAGGAGTGAAGACGTTCTTTGTACGAAGCATTAACAACGGAACGAAGATACACACCATACGCACGGGCTACGAAAGATGGAGGCACAACCTCGATAAGGTTATCAACGGAACACACATCGTGTCGTTAAGACAATGGACGGGAGTTCCAAACCGCTCTCCACAAGACGAAATAACGTTGCTTACTGATGTTGGATATGAACGCATATCTATGTCGTATGACCCGGACACGGGCAAAGTGAAAGCCGTGATAAACGGAAGACCTTACGACAAAGTGGAGCAGATAGCCAAAAACGATGGTCTGAAATGGTCTGATTTCGTGGATTACTTCTTTGGTAAAGGAGCGCACAACGCACGTTTGTTTCAAGGTGTGATTATCCACTTCACGAAGTTCAGATACAGCGACACTAATACTTAGTATTTCAGTAGTATGTAGTAAGTATATATATAATAAATAATCTATTTAATATAACGAAACGGGCATAACAAGTAAAATACAAACAAGAACAATTATGTTGAACAAAGCACAAGTAATCGGACATTTGGGGCAAGACCCTAAAATAACGGTGATGGACAAAGGACGTGGCACTATTGCTTCATTCAGCGTAGCCACAACTGAGAAAGGCTTCACGGCAAAAGACGGAACGCAAATTCCCGACCGAACGGAATGGCACAACGTGGTCTGCTTTGGACGCATCGCAGATGTTGTGAAGAACTATCTAAGAAAAGGCTCGAAAATCTTTGTTGAGGGTAAAATGAGAACCAGACAGTATGAAGGCAGTAACGGAGTAAAACGCTCGATTATGGAAATCAACGCAGAGCTGATAGAAATGTTGGATAGCAAACCGACATCACAGCAGCAGCCGTTAGACGAACATCGGTCCCCACAATACGGGTCTATGCAGCAGAAGAATAAAAAGGACAATGATTTGCCATTCTAATGAGACATATCGAGAGTAAAATGCAGATAGCGTGCAAACGATGGTTTGATTACCAATACCGTCAGTTTGCACCACTTCTGTTTGCTGTGCCTAATGGAGGACAGCGTGAAAAATTTGAAGCAAGCATTATGAAAGCAGAAGGTGTCACGCCGGGAGTAGCCGACATGATATTGCTTGTATCAAGAAGAGGGTACGGCTCACTCTGTATCGAGTTCAAGACTGCAACGGGCAAACAGTCTGAAAGACAGAAGGAGTGGGAAGGTGTTGCATCAGCGTGTGGCAACAAGTACGTTATTGTGCGCAGTTTGGAGCAGTTTATCAAGACTGTTACGGCTTATTTGGGGTAGTATACCATTTTTTTGCGTAAATATGTGTGCTTATTAAGCACTATATCATTACCTTTGCGCATTATAAACATTTGTTACATCAAACAAAAAAATTTATTATGCAGATTTTGACACAGTTTGACGGTTGGATGCTCATAGCGATATTTTTCGCTGTGATGAGCTCAATCGTTATTTGTCTGAGGAAGAGAAGACAGACAAAAGACGAGTTTTTGGCAGCAGGGCACTCTGCCCCGTGGTTACTGACAGCCTTTTCTATGGCTGCGACGTGGGTATGGGCTCCTGCGATGTTTACGGCAGCGGAGAAAGCGTACACGCAAGGTTTCGCAGGAATGTTTTGGTTCATTGTCCCGAACGTCCTAACGATGGTATTGTTTGCTTTTTTTGCAGGGAAGATGAGGAAATTGCGCCCGGACGGTTGGACATTCAGTGATTATATACGTGAGAAATACAGCAACAGGGCGCATAATATGTTCCTCGTGGAGAGCTTCGGTTTGCAGATTTGCTCGCTTGCTGTTCAGTTGTTGGCAGGCGCAACCATCTTCCACAAGATTACGGGTCTTCCGTTCTTCACTACCACTTTGGTTTTGGCGGTAGTTCCTTTGCTTTATTCACTGACTAACGGCATCCGTGGCAGTGTAACCACAGACTTCGCAAAGATGGGCTTTATCGCTCTCGTATTGCTTCTCGGTCTCCCAATTATGACGGTTGATGCTGGTATCGAAGCACTTGTCAATGGTCTCGGTGGTATTACGGGCGATTATAGCCAACTGTTCAGCCATGCCGGTATTGCAGTAATGTTGTCCTTTGGTTTGCCTACCACAATCGGTCTGCTCTCGGGCACATTCGGGGACCAGATGTTTTGGCAGCGTGTTTTCTGTGTTAAACCTGATAAGGTGAAGCGCACAATGATTTCGGCGGCTCTTATCTTTGCCATCGTGCCGACATCGCTTGCTTGCTTCGGTCTGTTTGCAGCAGGAGCAGGACTTGACATCGCAGATACTCAGCTCGTCAATGTCGGAGCAGTTATCGCTTTCTGCCCGAAGTGGTTCTTGTATCTGTTCTTCTTGATGATCCTCGCAGGACTTATCTCAACAGTAGATAGTATCTTCTGTGCTGTATCATCGGTCGCAGGACACGATGTTGTTATGCGTCTCTCAAATGGCAAGTCAGACGGAGAGAACGTGACTATCAACGGCAATACCTATTCATCAATCAGCATTGCAAGAATGGTTATGGTGGCAGTCTGCATTTTGGCTATCGCAGTTGCGAACATCCCTGGTCTTACAATCACATATCTGTTCTTGTTCTACGGAACACTTCGCAGCTCGGTTATGCTCCCGACCATCTTTGCTATCAACGGCAAGCGAATGACAGAAAGAGGTATCTTCTACGGCATTTTGGCAAGTATCGTTATTGGTCTTCCAATCTTCGCAGTCGGCAACCTTATGAAGATTACACCTATGATTGTGGCAGGATCACTACTTACTATTGGCTTGTCCGGTGTGATTTCACGACTTCTTCCACAAAAGGAATTAGATATCATCAATGAATAATTTTATCATCTTAAAAACAAAAGAGCAATGAAAAATCGGATTAAACTTATTTTATTTATTTCTGCAATCAGCATTCTTCTCGGCATGAAGGCTAATGCGCAGGTGTTTGACGGCATTACTCAACCCACTAAGTTTCGTGTTTGGCTTCCAGTCTCCATCGACTTGCACGACAGCGGCAACGTAGGCGTAGCTCCTTTCGTTGGCTACAGGCAAGACATCGGAGAACGTTTCAGTATCACTCCGGTGTTGCAGTACAACATCAACAAAGAGGCATTTATTCCGCAGGTGTGGCTCAACTTTAACGTTGCTAAAAAGTTCTATGTGTTATCTCGTTCCATCTATGACACAAGGGCTGGGCTTTACAAGCATACATTATCATCCACATGCAAGCTACCTCTCGGATTTATGGTGGATGGAACATGGGATAACATGTACAATGGGAAAAAGTTCTGCTACGGAGACAGACTGCAATTCGTGGGAGGTTGGTCCCATCGACTGTTCGTTGTCAATGCCGGGTACTCATGCAGGGCAAAACCCGGAATCGTTGCTAATGCCCGCTGGAAAGTCACGCCAAACGATTGGCTGCAGGTCAAGTATGATGGTGGAACGGAATCAATACAGGTGAGCATGACTTTACAATTTAATTGAGTGGATTATGGCAAAATACGTTTTAGGCAAGAAGCAGTCCTCCAAGAATGAGGATTTTGTCAAAGCGTGGAATAACATCGAGCAACTGATCTCCCGTGAAGAAGCGGAGAGATTGGTTGCTGATGTCGTTTCAGACATCAAGGCAAAAACAGCAGGGAAAAATGTTGCTTATGCGTGGAGCGGTGGAAAGGATAGCCTCGCCCTCCAAGTTGTCTGTGAACGTGCAGGCATTAACAAATGCGTGTTATGCACTGCTTCAAAGATTGAATATCCCGGTTTTGTCGATTGGTGCAAAGCTCATGCCCCGAAAGGTCTAACCATCGTGGATAATCCGAAGCTCGACATCAAGTATGTTTCAGATCGTCCCGATATGCTGTTCCCCGTGAATTCAAGGTATGCTGCTCAATGGTTCCACATTCTTCAACACAGAGGACAAGCCATCTACTTCAAAGAACAACATCTTGACATCATCTGCTTAGGGCGAAGGCTTCAAGACGGCAACCATGTAGGCGGTAAAGGTCAGAACATCTATACGGATGCAAAAGGCGTTACTCGCTTCTCTCCAATAGCACATTGGAAACACGAAGATGTTATGGCGGTGATACACTACTTCCTTAACAGGCAAGTACCTCCCATATACGATTGGAAGAACGGCTTTATTGTCGGCACGGGAGTGTGGCCCGCTCGTCAATGGGTAGGTACAGCGCAAAACGGTTGGCAAGAGCTTTGGGACATTAACCCATCAATGGTGCGTGATGCAGCACCTTACATTGCATCAGCAAAAGACTTTATCAACACTAAAGAGTAATTCATATGGCAATTAAACACGAAACCCAAATTGTGGAACTTGTAAAGCTCGTTCCATACGAAAAGAACCCCAACATTCATCCGCAGGAACAGATTGCTGCAATGGCAAAGAGCATGGAGACCTACGGGCAGTATTACCCCATCATCGTTGATGAGGACTTCAAAATCCTTTGCGGACACGGCAAGGTTCTCGCATTACAGCACCTCGGCAAGACTGAGGGTGAGGTACGCATCATGCGTGGTCTTACAGACAAGCAGAAGCTCAAAATCGTTATTGAGGACAACAAAATTCAGTCCATGTCGTATGTGGACTTCACCAAGATTGAGGAGATCATCAAGGAGGTTGGAGAACTCGACATTATCGGCTTTGGCACTGACTATCTCGATGCCATCATCAACGAGTCTGTAAAAGACAACATGGGAGTGGATTTCTCGCAACCTGCTCCGAAGCCTCAGAGCAACGAAAAGCAGGTTGATGACATTCCGCAGGAGAAGCGTGACGACCAGGACGAGGAACGTAACGACATCGAGGGCGGTATGCAGCCTGCAAAGACCATGATTTGCCCTCATTGCGGTAAGGAAATAATCCTCTAATATCTACGACTATGGCTAAGAAAGACAAAGACCTTTTCGCACCATTGCGAAATCTGCAATTCGTTGATCGTGATTTGGTGAAGCCAAATGACTACAACCCTAACAAGGTTTTGAAGAAGAACCTCGATTTGCTTACAGAGAGTATTCTGAATAACGGTTTTTGCTTTCCTATCGTCATTCGCCCGGACTACACCATCATTGACGGCTTCCACCGTTGGATGGTGTCTGGGCGAGAGCCGTTGAAAACACTTCTCGGCAACAAGATACCCGTGGTCATTGTTGCACATGAGAACGCAACGGACGATATGGCAGGCACCGTGACTTTCAACCGAGCCCGTGGTACGCACTTGCTTGAACCTATGGAGCATATCGTAAAGAAACTGCTCGATGAAGGTTTGAAGGTGGACGAAATCTCAAAGAAACTCGGCATGAGCCGTGAGGAGATTTTCAGGCTATCCAAGATTGACAGAGAAACATTCTTGAAATTGGTTACTTCCCGTGGAGACCAAAAGTTCAGCAATGCACAAGTCTTAAGACGAGGATAAGGAGGAACGCTTATGTATATCAAAGACTTAAAATGCAATGTTGTGGAAGCGGCAGAGCGCAGAGTTCTTGAAGCGTTTCATACCAACAAGACGGTTTCAATGTCATTCTCTGGAGGAAAGGACAGTATCTGTATGGCTGATATCGTTATCAAGACGATGCAGAAATACGGAATATCGTTCTCTCGTCTCATGGTTACATTCTTCGATGAAGAAGCCATCTATCCCGATGTTGAGAAAATCGTTCTTGAATGGCGCAGCAAGTTTATGTCTCTCGGTGCAAAGTTCTATTGGTTCTGTTTGCCTATCAAGCACTATAATTGCTGCAATAAGTTAGCCAATGACGAGAGCTTTATTTGCTGGGAGCCCGGGAAGGAAAGTGTATGGGTTAGACCTATGCCAAAGTTTGCAATCCGCAACCACACTTCTTTCAGAATGGGAATGAGCTACCAAGTCTTCGGAGAGAAAATCTTCAAAGACATTCCGCAAATGGTAGGATTGCGAATGGCTGAAAGCCTGCAACGTAGAAGTGCAATTTCTTCAATAACGAAATCGACATTCATCTATCCGATATACGATTGGCGAGACCAAGACATTTGGCTCTATATTCAGCGTACGGGGCTTCAAATTCCTATTACCTATATCTACCTATACAAAGTAGGCGTAGCACTTAACAAGCTCCGTATATCGCAATTCTTCTCTATCGACACCATCAAGAGCCTGCCTAAGGTTTTGGAGTTCTACCCTGACTTGTATCAGCGAATACTGAGACGAGAGCCAAATGCAGACCTTGTTATGCTATACCACGACACAGATATGTTCCGCTCATCCAAGCAGGACAACAAGTTTGATTTGGAGAAAGGCAAGGACTACAAGCAGATGTTCATCGACACGATGAAAAAGGCAGCACAAAACCCGGACGACTACCCCGGCTATGAAGTAGCCAAGAAAGTTTATGCCCGATGTACAGAAGCGACAACGGCCAAGACCTATCAGAAGATGTATCAGATGTTGCTTGCAGGAGACCCGAAGAAGCGTTCATATCGTGTCCTTATCGGTGATTTGTATCGTGATGTTCAAAACAGAGACAAAAAGAAGAAGCATGGCGGAACGTAATACACAGAATATTGACGAGAGGGTCGCCCGTGAAAAGGAAGACCTTCTCGATGCGCTTTCCAAAAACAGCGGCATCGTGGCATCAGCTTGTCGTGCGTGCAACGTATCACGAATGACATATTACCGATACTATCGGGAGGACCCCGACTTCAAAGAAAAGGCTGACGATGTAAAGGAACTGCAAAAGGACTTTGCCGAAAGCCTTATCTTGAAGAAAATGAAAGAGGGTGATACCGCAATGATAATCTTCTACGCAAAAACGCAGATGAAAGACCGTGGCTATACAGAGCGCAGTGAAATTACGGGAAAGGACGGCAAGGACTTAATCAAGAGTTCTGAAATAGACCTTTCCAAGTTGACAGACGAACAGCGCGAGGTGTTACTCAGTATCGGTATTGACATTATCAACAAGAAGGAATAATGATCAAACGATTAGATTATACGAAACTCGCTTTACAGGTAGTAGCAGATGAATGCCGAGGGAAGTTGTATTTCTTTGTGAGGACATTTTGGGATGTTATCATCAAGGAGACGCCAGTCTTTAATTGGCACATCCGGTTCTTGTGCGAGGAATTGCAGAAGCTATCAATGTACATTGTGCGTAGAGAGCCGAAGCCGTATGACCTTATCATAAACATTCCGCCGGGCACGACAAAATCAACCATAGTGACCATCATGTGGCCGGTGTGGTTGTGGACGCAAGACCCGACCATCCGAATAATCACAAACTCTTATTCGGGTGGTCTTTCCATTGAACATGCCACTAAATCCAAGGACATCATTCTGTCCGACAAGTTTCAGATACTTTTCCCTAATATCCAAATCAGAAAGGACAAATCAGGAAAACAAAACTACGAGAACACGGAAACAGGATATCGTTACGCCACTTCCACGGGGGCTACCATTACGGGCTTCCATGCCCATGTTATCATCAATGACGACCCCGTGAACCCCAAGCAGGCAGAGTCTGAGTCAATGCGAGTGCAAGCCAACGAGCATACAAAGACACTTTCGAGCCGTAAGGTGGACAAAGCCAACACGCCCGTTGTGACCATCATGCAGCGATTACACGAAGATGATGTTACGGGTTACTTGCTGAAAAAGAAAGGCGACAATATCAGACACATCTGCCTACCTGCAGAAGACTGTGACGATGTGAAGCCTTCTTCACTCCGTGCAAACTATGTTGATGGACTTTTGGACGCAAGGAGACTTAACAGAAACGTTCTGAATGAAGCCAAGACAGACTTAGGTAGCAGAGGTTATGCCGGGCAGTATATGCAGACGCCTACAGCGGATGGCGGTAACATCATCAAGGAGAATTGGTTCAGAAAGATATCGTTTACCGATTTCAGAGCTTTGCGTTTCCGTGAGACCATGCACTTCTTTCTTGATACCGCCTATGACGAAAAGAAGAAGAAAACCGACAATGACCCATCGGGAATTATCGGAGCTTGCCAAATTAAGAACAACATCTATATCGTATGTGCTAAAAAGGTGTGGAAATCATTCCCCGACCTATTGAAGTTTCTTCCCGATTACCTATATGCCAATGACTACGACAGTGCACAAAGTACGCTACGAGTTGAGCCAAAGGCAAACGGCAAATCGGTAGTACAGCAGCTTGAAGTTTCAACAAGCCTAAACGTGACATATACACCCACACCCAAAGACCCAAAGGACGTGCGACTTCATGCAGTAGCCCCCAAGGTCGAGTGTGGGCGTGTCTATATTGTCGAGGGTGAATGGAACGATGAGTTTATAGATGAGATTTGTGGCTTCCCTGCTAAAGCCCACGATGAATATGTGGACTTACTGGGTTATGCTATTAACTACTTCTCAGACAATTCGGATATTGATTTACCCGAAGATATGGAGGTAGATGACTTGATACCATTTTAACAATTCAAAAAAAAGAAGACTATGAGTTATTTTCAAATGTTCACCAACTATCTGAATGCAGTAGTGGGAAGAAACCAAGAGTTTGACGATCTCATCAAGGCAAAGGACATTTCCCGTGTCAAGTCACTGTTCCAATCACGGGAAGAAGAAACAGCCGAAGCGATGATGGAGTATGACACACGCACACACGAAATCAACAAGCGTCAAGACAAGATCGTCAGAAACAAATTGGGACAGCGTAAGGGTATTGTAAAGCGATGGAAACTGCCATTGAACTATCCTCAGTACATCAACGAAATATCGGTCGTGTTTATCTACGGTCGCCCCGTCAAGTGGACGCTTCAAGGAGAAACGGGAGAAAAGGCATTCGAAGCCTTTAAGGACGTTATCAAGAACACACGGTTCGACAGCAAGGTTAGGCAGTGTAAACGCCTTGCAGGAGCTGAAACGCAGTCTGCAATGCTGTTCCGTGTGTTCCGCAACAATGATGGCAAGCCCGATGTGCAAATCCGTGTATTGGCACGAAGCAAGGGAGACGAGATTTATGCCCGTTGGGACATCTACGAAAATCTTGTGTCATTCGCATGGGGCTATTACGTTAAAGAGGACAGCGCATCAACGACATATCACTTCGATATATTCACTCCCGAAGTGATATACAGATGCAAGCGAGTTCTTACGGGATGGGAAGTGGTTGCTGAAGAAAACCTTATCGGGAAAATACCCGTCATTCTGTTTCAGCAGGCAAAGGAGTGGACGGGAGTTGAGCCACTTATTGAACGTGAAGAATACATCGGTTCAAGGACAGCCGACACCAACGACTATTTCTCTGACCCTATGTTCCTCATTCATGAGGACATCATCAAGAATATGCCCGAAAAGGGAGACGAGAACAAGACATTGCGCATCCGTGGAAACAACGTGGATGATGTCTCCAAGTATGCAAAGTATCTGACATGGGATAGCGCACCCGACAGCAAGCAGAAAGAAGTGGAATGGTTGCAGAAGCATATCCTCTCCAAGACATTCACGCCTAACATCGACTTCGACAATATGAAAGGCTTATCCAACGTGTCGGGAAAGGCATTAAAGCAGATGATGTTACTTGCTGATATCAAGGCGAGCCGACACAAGGAAAGTCACGATGAACTGTTAGACCGCACATCTAACCTCATTCTTGCCATCATCGGTAATGTTCTGCAGGTGTCACTCAAAGCTGAGTGTGATAGCACTGTAATTGCTCACGAGTTTCAAGAGCCATTCGGTGAAGACATCAAGGAGGTTATCGAGAACATCGCAAAGGCTAAGGATGCCGATATGCTATCAACGGAGGGTGCCGTGGAGATGAACCCTATCATCAAGGACCACAAGTTGGAGCTAAAGCGTTTGGAGAAAGAGCAGGAAAAGTCCGCACAAAGGCAGCGTGACTTGTTCGGGCAGAACCAAAACCAAGATGATATTTTCGGAGGGGCTGACTAATGGCAAAGAAAACAGAACCGAAGCCAAAGTATGTGGAAAAGCCAGACTGCCAAGACTGCAAACATTCGTATGATCCGCACAGCAGAGCTTTGGATGGTCACATGATTTTGTGCCGTTGCCCATTCCATACAGACAGAAGCCGTTTCATGCAACGAGACGGTTGTGATATGTTTCAGAAAAAACGCTGAATATGGCTAAGAAGAAAATCGACTTTGACAAATACGCTGCCGGGTTGTTCGCAAGAACAGAGCAATATGCAGACAAAGTTCGTCAGCATTACGCAACGGCAGTAGAGGAGCTGCTTAAATTGACCGCTAAGGGCGATTTGGGCTCGTCCGGTGCGTTTTCTTTCGGTGACAATACAAAGTTGTCCGAAAAGGCAAATAACATCTTACGGGGGCTGTATTCAGCTGTGTACAACGAAATCAAAGGTGGCGTTACTTCCGAATGGGAGTACGCCAACCTTTCATGTGATGCACTGATTGAGTCGATTTTCGGCAAACGATTGAAAGAGAACAATCACTTTGCACGTTGGTTCAGCAGAAACCAACAAGCCATGGATAGCTTTTTCAAGCGCAAATCAGCCTATGGTGGGCTTAATCTATCGCAGAACGTGTGGAAGTATGTCGGCAACCTTAAAACGGAAATGGAGGTGGCTCTTACCGTCTCTCTTGGGCAGGGAGATAGTGCAGCTACAGTCAGTAGAAAGGTTCGTCAGTATCTGCAAAATCCCGATATGCTGTTCAGACGCTTCCGTGTAAAGGTCGGAGAAGAAAAAATCTATGATGAAGAAACGGGAGAACTTCTTGAAACAAAGCCAATTTATGGGCGCAAGTGGAAACGCAAAGTAATTGACCCACAGACGGGAGAGGTTACATGGGAAGACTTCAATCCTCGCAATTACCATCCGGGTAAAGGCGTATATCGCTCTTCATACAAAAATGCAATGCGACTAACCAGGACGGAGACGAACATGGCGTACAGAAGCGCAGAGCAGGACAGATGGCAGCGTATGGACTTTGTTGTGGGCTATCGTGTAAAGCGTTCCAACCATCACCCGGCACATGACATTTGCGATGAGCTCTCAGCAGCCAACAATGACGACACCAGTACGAGGGGTATTTATCCCAAAGATTTTGTCTTTAAGGGATGGCACCCTCAGTGCAGGTGCTTTGTCGTTCCTATACTTGCATCGTCTGACGAGTTTATCCAAATGCAGGAAGACATTCTGAACGGTGAAGAACCGAAGCGAAGCAAAGACTTGATACGAAAGCCAAATGATGAGTTCTACGATTGGTGGGACAAGAACAAGGAACGTGTCGAGACTGCAACCGCTATGCCATATTGGGTGCAGGACAACCAAGACTACATCAACAAGAAAAAGAAGATCCGTGTCAAGACAGACGAGGAACGGGAAGCCATTCGCAAACGATGGGAGGAACGTGCCATCAAGAACCAAAAGATTATCACGATGGCTACCAATGTCGCAAATGTGGCACAGAACTATCCCGAAATCGACCTTGCGAACTTGCAGGGTTATATCTCGTCAAAGAACGTATCTTTGGCAAATACGGAAGCCCGTGCCATTGCAAAACAAGTTGCAGCCATCAAGCAAGACGAAAAGGCATTGTCTGTTCTCATACCGGACGTTCACACATGGAAGCAGCAGTTCACATCGGCAGAACTCCATCAAGTGTTCGATGCGGTGGAGAACAAAATCAATGCGTGGTCGTCTCTGTCGCTTGAACAGCAAGCCAAGAAACTCAAATTTGAATGGGATGACTTCCTGGGCGGAAATATGCACAACGTACAATCCAAGTACAAGACATGGCAAGTGTCGCAAGCTGCATACAAACAGAAGTACGAGCAAGTTCTTGATGCTATCGATTGGCAGAAGATAGACGATGTTCTGAAAGAAGCCAAGACATTCAAAACCAAGAGCGCACCGTATCTTAGCCTTATTAGCCAATTAGAGACCGCTATCAGCGCACAAGACAAGGCAAATGCACAAAATATTGTAGCTGATATGCAAGCGAAGCGTACGGCGCTTAAAAAGGCAGCTGACGCAAGAAAGAAAAAGAAAGGTATCACCAACACTGACTTTGGTGACGATGCCTACACCGCTGAACGTAAGAATAATGCCATTTGGGATAAATCATACGGACAACTTGCAGATGATACACTTTGCGATACTGCAGGTAAGGCATGGCGTGCTGCAACTGAGCTTGAAAAGGACAAGACATATGAGTACACGCATCATTATTGCAACGTAAATGAACCATTGCAAGGACGGCATTACATCGGAAGCCAGACAAGAAAACAATTTACCGAGCGTGTGGATAATATCACCTCGTATATTGATAGGAATGAATTGCCGTGCGATATGTGGTTTACCCGTGGTGATGATGGAATGGGCGTAATTGCATCACGAATTAAATTTGCAGGAGGAACTATGCCGTCAGATTATCAAGACCTCGTAGGTATGGTAATGCAAGAGGGAGGTTTCATGTCAACGGGTAGTCGCAAAGGGCAGGGCTTTGGTCACAAGATAGTTATTCTGAATATTTACGCTCCAAAAGGTGCAAAGGCTGCTTACATCGAGCCAATAAGTGCTTTCGGTTGTGGTGATGGTCGTTCATGGGATGGTATCAAGAAATTCACAACATTCAGTAAAGAGCATGAAACACTATTCCAACGTGGTACAAAGATGAGGATTACCAAAGTGTATAATGCCGACGGCAAAATCTACATTGATTGCGAAGTAATCGGACAAGAAATCAAGGACTTGTCTTATATCGCAGATTATGATATCGGTCAATAACAAAACAATAAAGGCTGCACTTCTATGATGCAGCCTTTATTGTTTATATTCTGTTTGGTATCTCATTTTCGGGGAAATGGTCATTCGGGATAAACAGATATTCGTCTATAAGTTCGTAGAACTGACCGATGCTGTTCTGTATATCGTAGATAGCCTTTCCCCAAGAGGTGAACATCACCATAAGCAAATCAAAAGGAATACCGGGATATTCCTTTCCGTGAATAGCCTTATAATATTCACGTTCACCGGTGAAATGCCCATCGTGTTCAACATACACACGTTCCATATCCCAAAACCAAGCCATATTAGTATCATCTGCATTTGGATTTTCCGCTTGCCCTCGATAATAACGGCAACGCTTTATGTAATCAACCTTTGCCATTTTGTCTTTGAACTAATGATTTGTAAAACTCAACAACATTACTCTCCATCAGCGGTGGCAGGAAGCTAAGCGCACAATCTGAAATGTATTTCGGTATGCCATATATCGCTTCCGCTATTGAGCCAACAATCGCTCCGATGGTGTCACTATCGCCACCAACCGCAATAGCATACCGTATGGCTTCCCCAAAGTTGTTTGCCTCATTGATAATTCCGAACACTACGGGCATTGTGCCTTGACAAGTCTCATCAAACTTGTTGCGACCAAACAAAGGTTCTACCCATTGTGGGTAAAACTCCTTCATTGCTGCAAGCATCACTTCCTTGCCATATTTGCGAGCAAGGAATATAGCCGTTGCAGTTGCAACAGCACCTTTTATGCCCTCTGGGTGGTTGTGTGTCGGGAGAGCGGTTTTCTCTGCTTCACGCTGAACATCTTCCAAGTTATCAAACCACCAAGCAACGGGAGACACACGCATTGCAGATCCATTTCCGAAGCTGTTATATGGTTGTGGATTATCAGAAGCAAGCCAACGGGCAAAGCTACCGCCATACGAACCCATCGGGGTTGGGTACATAGCGCACCATGAGCGCAGACTTTCCTCATAACTGATACCATTAACAAGAGCGTAGCCGATAGCCAAAGTGCAGATGCTATCATCTGTGAAGCTGCATTCCTCAGTAAAAAGCTCAAAATGCAGATCATTAGTGTTGTTGAACTCAAAGCGTGAGCCAACGATGTCACCTATCATTGCTCCAATCATGATTTGTCCTCCCGTGCTTTTGTCCCTGATGCGATTAACTCTCCTTGCCGTATTGTGCAATATCGGTTCACATACGGAGCTTCTTTTGTGATACTGATATTCTTCAATGAGAAATAGGTTATTCCGACTTGTTCGGCTGTGAAACGCTGAAATATGGCAGCTTTCGAGCCAAAGTAATAATGCCGTTCACCATCGATGGGATTTCTCAATTCAACGTGTAAGATTTTGCGTCCCATTTTCCATTCCTTTCTTTGTTATAGATATGCAAAGGTACGGCAAATGTTTAACATCTGCAAGTGCCTTTGCGTATTTTTGTTATTCTCCATCTTTGAATTATCCTCAATTAGTATCATGTTTGCGAGTACCCCTGCAAAGTTTTTGCAAGTCATATAGAAGTTGTACTTGTCGTGAATAGAGACATCCGAATAAGTGATTTTCCCCCGTCTCTAAAAAACTCGACAGATATGCTACATTTGTTGTCTTCTTCCTCAGTAAGCTTGAATACCAATGCTAATCCGTTCAATTCCATATCTATTGTTATTTATTGTTCAACTTTGCGATTATCTCTTTCGTTGCTCTCATACAGGATGGAGTGAGTTGTCTCTGCCATGCCTTGTTCTTTGGCGACCATTTGAAAGCGTTACTTTTGAGCATGTCCCTCGTATCTTTGTCGGGGATATCATCGAAATATATCCGTACACGCTCATCTGAGTTGCATACAGCGACCTTACCACCGTCAAAGGTAAATTCTGTGTCTTCCGCTGTAGCCATCGCTGTATGGCGTTTAATCGCCTGCTCGGTTGCCTTGATTTTGGCAAGATTGTTAGATAGCTGACAGGTCTGAAATCCTTTCTTTTCAAAAGAGTAATGCGGACCTTTCATAATCTCTTCAATGGTGCGAGCGGACAAACCGAGAGCTTCAAGTTCTTCATGCTGCTCTTCGTCTGACAATTTGCCATTTCTGACAATCTTGTTCACTGCTTTCATTTTCTCCTGCAACTCAGTTAGCGTATCGAGCTTGCTCTGCAAACGCTCGACTTCCTCCCAACCGACCAAACGCTGTTGGCGGTTTACACGCTTCACGACCTTCTCTTTCCAAGTCTCAAAACGCTCGCGTGCCGAACGCTCGTAATCATTCATCTTCTGATGTCTGCGGTTGTTGAAGTTTCCTGCCCCCGTTACCAGCACAGAGAACGTACGGCTCATAGCGTGAAGCCATTCGCTGTACTTGGCGATATATCGTTTCTCATACTCGTCTTGCAGCTCTTCGGGGATTTGTGCCAAAAAAGCGTTCAAACCACATTCACACTCTTTCAAAAGGTTTGCGCCCATGCGTTCCGGGTTCATGCTGATACCCTGCCCTGCTCTGTTGGCAAGGTCTTTGATTGCCGATACTGATTGTCTCATTATTATTGCGTATTGTGGAGGACTAACCTCCTGGTTAAACTATTCTTCGTCTGTCTCGTAATACCCTAATTCTTCATACACTTCATGCGAAAATATCGGGCATTTCATGCAGTTGCAGTTGATGCAGTTGTCACATACATTGCTCATTTGTCTTTGGCTTTAGGCAGGGCCGAAGCCCTGCGGTTTTACTTACTTGATTTCTTCTTAATTCCCATGAGCTCTACAAGCTCATCAGCCGAATGCTTCTCTGCTTCATAGAAGTTGGTGAAGAACGTGTCCTTTTCCAACAATCTGTGTTGTCTTAGATACTCACGGATTTGGTCAGTTGAAGCACCATCGCTATCAATTTGCCAATACAGAGGTCTGCCATATCCGCTTGCGAAATTGGGGGTTGTCAGTTCGGGCACCGTCTCCAACCATTTAAAGCCTTGTCTGCGAAAGAATGAAGGGTGTATAAGCAGATATGATATTTTGAGTGGGTTTATCGGTTGGCGGTGGTTCTTTACCGTAATTCTGCAAATAGCACGTTCTTCATGTGTGCAGAAAGCGTATTGAATATCGACACGGACACGATAGCCTTGCAGCTCCAATGTCTGAACCAAGTCAAGCACATGCCTTCCTGCTGAGACAACCCTTTCTGCATCCACATTTGCCGAAGCGCTACCGTCATACACGATGGTCAAAACCTTTGCACGCTGCTCTATCTTCTGTTGTGCGATCATGCTTTGAGGAATACCTGCAATCGCATTCGGAACATGTGGCGCATATCCAACAATCCCCGTTTGGGGAATGTTCTTTCGGATATTGGTTGTTCGGTTCACCTTCACTGATTTGCATTTCTGCAAGTCATTGAGACCATCCTTGTAGCCCTTTGCCATTAGTTCCTCGCTCTCTACATAACTACTGGTCATGGTGAAATCGTAGCCGGACTTTTCGCTTGAAAGCTCCTTTCCTTTGAACACGTTATTCGGACTGCGCTTTCCTATCACACTCAGGAATTCATTAACACCGTTGAATGTTTCTGTTACAAATGCTCCGTTCTTCATTTCTTCAACATCTTTTTGAGTTCATAGATATATTGATTGCTTATCTTGGGGAGGTTCTCTGCAATCATATTTGCATCGTCTTTTTCCATACCACGCAATACTGCGAGTTGGATAGCCTTTTGTGTGTCGAACATTCCTTTGAGCTTTACAAGTCGCTCAATGGCTCGGTATGACACCGTAAACTTGATGTCGGCAGCAGCGATAGCTGAGCGGAAAGCATGAATGAACTCAATCACTTCTTTGTCACCTCCTGCGATGGCTAACTCGATATCATTGTCATACGAAACTTCGATTATCGCAAAGCGGTCAAGGCTCGATGCGTCAAGTTGGAACCGTCCCGTATATTCGATGTCGGCTCCCGTTCCGTATGTGTTTCCTGCTGCTACAATTCTGAAATCGGGATGAGCTTCAACACGACTTACGGGGAAATCAAAGTAGCGGTTAGCGATTGCTGCATTGAGTATCACAAGCACTTCGGGAGTTGAAGCGTCCATTTCGTCCAACATAAAAACACCCCCCCCCTGCGTAAACGCTTTGTAGAATTGTGTTTCTTGATACTTGCCATTGGCATCAATGAAGCCCGTAATTTTGTACTCCTGCGTAACAGCGTTAGAGAAGTAGAACTCTTTACCAAGTGCTTCTGAAATCTGCTTGCAGATAACGTTCTTACCACAACCGGCAGGGCCCGTAAGAAAGACGGGGATGTCTGCTGCAACAAGTTTAAGAACGGTCTCAAACTCATGGTGCGTATAGCCCGTTACCTTCTTTGTGTCGGTCTCCGTCTTGACCTCGATAGTCTTAGGAAGAATACCAAAGTTGTCAGCCACATATTTCTCGATAAATGGCTGTGCGGTCTCCATGACACTGTTCACTGACAACTCTGCAACACTCTTAGCGATAAGGCTTTCAAGGGTTGTTTGAGGTGTCGTTGGCTGTATCGGTGCAGCAGGCTCAGTAGGTTGTTCTGCAACGGGAGCTGCAACACTCTGAGGTTTCCACCATTTGGCAGCATCGTTGATGATAGCCATTGCACGTTTCTGCTGATCAGTGGTCAAAGACTTCTGCTTTGGCTTCGGATCGATAGGTTTGAAACCATTCTCTGGGTTATAAAGACTACCATTCTTGATAACGATAGGCAAAAATGCTTCTGAATCGTTAGGGATTACCACCGTAATATCGGCTTCAAATCCTAATACTTGTAAATTGTGATTACTCATATCTGTATTGCGTTTTTATCTAATTGTTATTCTTCCACTTCATCAATATCATATTCGCTGACACCTGCTCTACGGAACAGGTCTTGAATATCATAAATAAGTTGGTTGTGAGCGTCACATTCGCTCTCGTCCTCTTCATTGTACCAATCGGTTTCCCATTCGTTAGAAGCCGTTTGGTTAAGTTGGTCACAAATCATGTGACAATTTTCAATAGCGTCACCTGCCTTGCGCGTTTGTCCGATGGATATTGTAATTATCGCTTTCATATCTGTTTATTTTAAATTGCGCTTGTTAAGCGTTTTGTTTATTTCTAAATTTGATACTGCAAAGGTATGGCATTTATTTCATGTGTGCAAGTTTTAGTGGCATATTTTTAATAAAAGCAATATTTGTTTTTGATAAAACCTGTAATTGTCTATTGTTTAAGTGATAAAAATATAAAATAAATTGTGCTTATTAAGCGTTATATAAAAGAAATATCGCTAAATTTGTGGACGACAATATCATTAACGTGTTTTACAAAGACTATGAATAAGAAACTTTTAACTGTCTTACAAGACAAGTGCAAGGACTTTGGATTGTCAAAGGCAGCCATCGAGGACCTGTGCAAAACAGGTAGCGAGGGCATTACCGATGAGACCTCAGATGAGGACATCGAGAAGCGTGCGTATTCGTTGGCATCGTATGCGAAGCTCATGCAAGCAGAAGTGACACGCAAGGCGCAGAAGCCAAACCCGGAAAAACCTGCAGATAAGCCGGGAGAGGAAAAGAACGGGGAAGATGAGCCAGAATGGTTCAAGAAGTACAAGACCGCTACCGACAAGAAATTGGCAGACCTTGAAACAGAGAACGCCACATTGAAGTCTGAGAAGTCTAAGGCTGAAAGAACGGCACTCATCAACTCCACGGCAAAAAGGCTCGGCATCCCGTCTTTTCTCATGAAGCGTTTCAGCATTGCTGATGACACAGACATAGAGAAGGAACTGACGGAATTTAAGCAGGACCTTATTACCGGAAAGCTGATGCCTGCGAGTACGGCAGACATCACATCATCATCCGAACAAGCAGCTAAGGATGACGCCGAAGCGTGGGCGAAAACGCTGTAATTCATTCACATTTTAACAACTTCGATTTATGGCTATCAAATTTGAACGAGAGTCTATTCCCGGCAATATGGATGTCTTTTGGAGACAAGAGGTGCGTATGCTTCCAGGCGGTTTCCAACCATTACAGACAATCCCCGTCGGTGAAGTAGTACAACGTGGCGCATTTGTCTATGTTGACTTCGACAAGATGGCAGCAGCCATTGTGAAGGTAGGTAAGGTGTTTGATGGCGGTAGCACTACTAAACCGCGCGTGAGCAAGCGTAACAACTTCTTCGCAGGGGACACCGTTATGAAGGTCGGCAAGAACGACGCAGCCGTAACGGTAAAGTCTGTGGACCGATCCAATCCCGACTACGATGTCGTAGAGCTTTCCAAGGCTATTACAGACCTTGCAAAGGATGATTTCATCCAAGAAGCGGTTCAAGACAGCGAAGGAACAACCTACTCTCCTGCTTATGCCCCTAACATGGTTCTCGGTGCAGACTACGAGTCTCGAAAGGTCGGCATCGGAACATTCGATGTGGCATGGTCGGCAATGGTACTGAAAGACATCTGTACCCCGTTCCCTGCAAGTTGGCTTGCTGATGGCAGCCCTTGCATGAAGAACAATCACAACATTTTATTCATCAAACAGTAAATCATTGAATTATGCCAAACCCGGTATTACTCAGTTCCTTATATGGCGAACTGACAAGAAACGTGCAGGCACGCTTTGATGCAGCATCCAAGCTGAACAAGGAAATCTTCGACAAGGTGATTTACCGTCAGTTTTTGGATTGGGACACCCCGACTGTATCTCTTGACTTTGAAGAACTCATCGGAAAGTACAATATCACAGTCGCTGCTGCAACCATTGGTGAGCACTCTAAAGAGCCAATCATTGGTTCTAATGGTATTGACACCGTAAAAGAGCGTGTGCTGAACCACGCTATCACCCGTCCTATGACTATGCAGGACTATCGCAAGATCCTGCAGCTCCTTGACAGCAAGTCTATTTCAGACGAGCAGAAGAAGAAGGAACTCATCAACCTCATGTGGGGCGATGTAACATGGGTGGTGAATGGTGTTGAAGCAAAGTTGGATATCATCTTCCTTTCAGCACTTTCCAACTGTGGTGTGTTCAAGTTTGACGAGAACAACAACCCGGAAGGCGGTGTACGTGGAGAAATCAACTTCAATCAGCCATCTACCAACATTGCTCAGTCTACTACCAAGTGGACGGAAGGCAATTTGGAGACCGTGGACTGTATGGAGGATATCCAAGCCATTCTCGATCTCGCAGAAGACCGAACCAATCTCGGAAAGGTGTTGTGCGCTCCATCCCGTATCTCGTACATGTGTCGCTCCAAGAAGATGAAGCAGATGATTTGGGGTACTGACAAGTCCTCAAAGATTGTGCAGCTCAAAGACATTAACGAATACATGGAGAGCAATGCCTATCCTATCTTTGAGAAGATGAAGCGTCAAGTACGCATCCACAAGGGAGGAAATAGTTTTGAGACACTTTCCCCGTGGAATGCGAACAATATCGTCTTCATTCCGACTGGCAAGCTCGGCATGGTCAAGAACGCATACTCAGACAATGAACTTAACCCAGAGAGTGATGTGGCATACTCTAATTACGGACGCATACGTGTTTCTCAGTGGCACGTTGGCGAAACCAAGGGTGCTAACAAGGGAGAGTTCACCAAGGCTGAGTCCCTCTCATTGCCCGTAATCACAGAAATGGAGAACATCTACACTCTTAAAACTGATTACTGATGGCAATGACTAACTTAGAAGCATTACGAGCTCAGTGCAAGCTAATCTGCAATACTTGCTATGTTGATAGTGACGTTCTCAGATTCGCTCTCCACGTCGCAAGGATTGACGCTGATGCAGAAGCCGCCTCTAAGGATCCTGCAATCATCCGCACAGCCATTGTAATCGTCAAAGGCTGGGCGGAAACGAGCAGATCCGAAAACGGTATCTCGACAGCAATAGATATGGCGGCCGTGAGGAACAGTATCATTTTTTGGTGCGGTGAAGCAGGGCTCGATGCTTCTGAGTTCGTTGATGATACAATCACGCTTGACAGCGGTTCTGATTTATGGTAAGATTATGAGAACAAACGGAATTCTGCAATATCTCACACATACAGATGGCGGCTTCAATGACGATGGTGAACCAATAATGGGCACTGATAGTTGGAGTACGCCCGTTTCGTGTTCTATCAAGACCGTAACAAACAACTCAAAAGGCAGATATGAGGACGGCAAGTTTAATCAGGCTTCGTATGAAGTGCTTGTTGAGAACGGACAAGTCCCCATTGACACCAATAGGGTTCGCTTGATGCGTAATGATGTTGAGCTTGGAGAGTATGTTGTGCAAGGTAAGCCAATCCCTACCACTATGGACAGAGTAAAAATCATTGTGTAATGCCCGGCAGAATGACAACACCCGTCCGTGTGATAACGGACAAACTTACGGCAGAAGCCAAAGCCAAACTTCGTGTTATAGCAAACGTGCTTTGCTATGTCGGTGAGCAGTGTATCACCGAAGCACGCAATGGCGGAACGTATGAAGACCAAACGGGTAATCTAAGAAGTTCTATCGGTTATGCCGTGTTGATGAACGGACAAGTTATCCAATCAGACTGTGTAGATAAAATCAAGAACGGAGACGAAGGAGTTTCTGAGGGGCTTCAATATCTCCAAGAACGTGTAAGGAAAGCAAGCAAGAAAGGCGTATGTCTTATCGTTACCGCAGGCATGAACTATGCCGAATATGTGGAAGCGAAAGGTTATGTCGTTCTCTCGTCTGCAGAACTGAAAGCCCCCGTTCTTGTCAAGCAGTTACTCACCTCATTAGGTTTCAAGTGCAAGTAATGGAAAAGACAGAGAAACAGATAGAAAAAGACGTATTCCGCATCATTCGTGATAGCGAGTTGAAAGCCGTTATTGGTGGTGTGGTATATCGTGATGGTATGAGACCGAAGAATGCCAAGACTGAGGATATTGTGGTCAAGTTCCTAACAGGAATTGACGGACAAGAGCAGTCCGGTATCGTTCTCATTCACATCTATGTCCCTAATATCAAATCCCCATCGGGGGATGGCGAGCTCATTCCTAACATTACACGCATAGACCAATTAGAGGAAATTGCCAACAGCATGATTTCTTCTTTGGAAAGCGACGAGTATCTTTTTGAGAAAGACGAGACACCACGGAGCTATCCTGCTGATGGCATTGAGCAACATTTCATCAATGTGCGATTACATTACAGAAGAAAATCATTTTAATCTTTACGACTATGGCAAAGAAAGTTATTATTATGGCGTGGTCTAAGTGTAAGTTTGAGATTGGCAAGACCAAGGATGACGACACTATGGCTGAAACGCTTACCGACATCGGTACGATTAAGGACAAGTCTTCTACAATGGAACCATCCGATGGCGAAGAACTTGAAATGAAAGCTACGGGTGGCGAGACTGTCGCCAAGGAGACGCAGGAAGGTGGTTACAAGGCTACTACCCGTGTCATTGAGCCTACTGACGAACTGCTTACGCTTCTCGGTCTCGGAGAGGTTGTTAGTGGTGAAGGTGCAGACAAAGGCGACTTCAAGGTCACAACCCACATCGTTGATGGTAATTGGTCTCTTAAGATCACTCCCAAGAACGCAGGCGCAAAAGGTATCAAAGCTCCTAAGACGAGCATCGCCTACAAGCCCGGTTGGAGTGAGGAAGATGGTAACTATGCCGACATCGATTTTGAAATCCTCAAAGGCGATGCAGGATATTGGTATTCCAAGTTTACCAAGCCTACGGCTTAATTTCAGTAGCTCTTTTTCATATCGCAGGGGCATAGCTTAATGGCAGAGCACATCAGCAATGATGAGGTGCAGGTTCGAATCCTGCTGCCCTCCTAATTATCAAACCAAACAATATGGAAACGTTAGAAAAGAAAGTTGCAGACGCTATTCTTGAAAGAGCATCTGACAGCATTACAATAGATGGAAAAGAATATCCCGTTGCCCCTCCGACAACGGGCACTCTCATTCTCATTTCAGAACTTGTTTCTACTATGCCAATAGTCAATAGCAATGCGCCAAACGCATTATATGAAGCCCTTAGCAAAGCCAAGGATTTGTCGGTTATAGGCAAAATCGTAGCTACGCTTATTCTCGGTGCAAAGCGCATCAAAGAACAGCGCAAGGTAGCGAAGACCGTAATAGAATATCATGAGTGTTGGTCATGGAGAAAGTTCCGAAAGACAGCAAAGGCGAGAACAAAGACCATATACGTCTCAGAAGTCGATGTATTGAGCGAAAAACTTCTCGATGATGTTGCACCACAGACGCTGAACAAAGTAGCCGTAAAACGTCTCGGAGAGTCTCAGTTCGGAGATTTTTTCGTGCTTACCACTTCCCTGTCAGAAATAAATCTTCTAAGAAGGACAAAGGAAGTGGAGACAGCATCTGGGGTTTAATTCTCGGATGGGCGAAAAACCTAAACACGACACCCGATTATATCCTCTACAACATCAGCCATGACAACCTTGTGCTATACACTAAGGCTACACCATATTACGATGATGAAAAGGATGAGTGGGATGATTCGCTTGATGCCAACAATCCAAACAATTTCAGTAACACCGAAGAAGAGGAATTCGTATGAACAATGACGAGGGCAAAATTGGTTTCAGTCTTGAACTTGACGATACCAGGCTCAAACAACAGATAGCGAACTCGCAACGAGCCTTTGAGCAACTTGCGGACAACGTAGAAGCCGATGGCGCACGAATGGATGATGCTCTCGGCAGCATTGGCAGCACCGTAGCTTCTATCGGTGCTGCATGGTCTATGCAGGAATTTGCCACAAAGGTCGCTACGGTTCGTGGTGAGTTCCAAAAATTACAAGTTGCAATGGAAACGATGTTGCAGTCTAAAGCCAAAGCCGAAGCCCTCATGGCTCAAATGGTACAGACCGCAGCAACAACACCATTTGGTCTGCAAGATGTTGCAGGAGGAGCAAAACAGCTACTTGCATATGGTCTTGAAGCAGAAAAAGTAAACGAGACACTTATCAGATTGGGAGACATTGCAGCAGGCTTGTCGCTTCCACTCGGTGATTTGGTGTATCTGTACGGCACAACCATGACGCAGGGACGACTGTACACACAAGACTTCAATCAGTTTGTCGGCCGTGGTATTCCTTTGATTTCAGAACTTGCAAAGCAGTTTGGAGTTGCTGAGAACAAGGTAAAAGACCTTGTCGAGGAAGGTAAGGTAGGCTTCCCACAAATTCAGAAAGTCATTGAAGACCTTACCAATGAGGGCGGAATGTTCGGTGGTCTTATGGAGAAGCAGAGCCAAACCATATCGGGACAGATTTCCAACATTGAGGACGCTTTCGATATGATGTTCAATGAGATTGGGCAGAATAGCGAGGGTGTAATCAATAGCGCATTGTCTGCAACATCAACACTCGTTGAGAACTATGAGACCGTAGCAGAAGCTCTCGGAACTCTCGTTGCCACTTATGGCGTGTACAAGGCTTCACTCATGGCACTAACCGCATACACGAATGCAGCATATAGCTATGAGATTGCCCAATTAAAGGCTGTTGTCGCTGAGAAAGAAATGGAGATTGATGCAGACCTTCAATCGGCTGTTTCCAAAGGCACAATGACATCTGCCCGGGCACAAGAAGTGCAGGCACTCCGTATGGAGCTTGCAGCCAAGATTGAGAACGCTAAAGCAATAGCCATTGAGACCGAAGCGGAAGCAAGTGCAGCATCCACAAAGAGAATGAGCGCACAGCTTGCATACCAAAAGGCACAAGCAGAGGTACAAGCCAAAGAAGAGGAGATTTTTGCGATGGAGGGGCTTTATGCGCATCAGACAGTAGAAACCCTATACAAAGAAAAAGACATCCTTGTAACGAAAATGCACGCTGCCCAGGAAAGGCTTGACGCAGCAGCCAAAGTGGAGAATGCAGCAAAGACAAATGCTGCCACCGCAGCTCAGAACGTTAACACTCTTACAACAAAGCGAGACACCATCGCCAAGAAGACGAATGGTGCATCAACGACATTGCTCACACTATGCACCAATGGTCTTACAAAGGCATTGCGGACTCTCAAAGCTGCGTGGGCAACAAATCCGGTTGGTATAATACTTATGGGTGTTACAATGGTCGCAGGGGCACTGATGACCATAAATGACGCCATGGACAGCACTTCTGAAAGTGTTACCCGTTTCGGTGAAAGTGCAACAAAGGAACTTCACAGCGTGGAGACCCTTATGGCTGTTATTTCCAACACTTCGTCAAAGAGCAAGGTACACAAAGATGCAGTAGATGAACTTTGCAAAATCTATGAAGAATACGGTATCAAAATAGATGAAGAGCGTGGCAAATTGGAGCAGCTGAATGAACAGCGTGAAGAAGTCATCCGCTTAATCAAAGAAGAGGGAGAGGAACGACAAAAGGCGAACCAAATACAATCATACGAGGATGCTATCAGCAAATCGACACAGAAGATGAAAGACGAGTTGCTGAAAGCATTGCAAGAAGCCGAATGGGACGGGTCTGGGCTGTTCGACGACTGGGACGCAAATGAATACCGTGAGCGTGCAGAAGAGCTATCTGCTATCATAGGGTCAATCATGGAAAGCGAAAGCGAAGACCTGTCAAAACTTTCCGGTGACGCTTACGAGGCGAGGCTTGGGCAAATCAATGAAAAGATACAAAAGGCATATAAAGACTTGGGACTGGACATAACCAAGGATTTCGTGACAGCGGAAGGCATAATGCTTCCGCATGGAACAGATGTTGACGAAATAAGCATTCTTGATGACTACATAAGCCGCATACGTAGCATCTTAAAGTATCGTGATGAGCTGATAAACAGCTACAAGAACGGTGGCGATGAAGTAAGGGTTGAGGCTGATAGCATTGATATAGCAACATTGTCATTCGATGACCTTTTCAAGGCTGCATACGAAACGGATGGAAAAGTGTCAGAAATAAACTCCAACTTAATGGATTTGGGGAATATCAAGGCAGAACCTTCTGTGCAGACATTGTCAATTGACAATGCAATCAACAAGACAAACACATTAATTGGAAACATGCTATACCTTAACGGACAGGCTGTATACACTGGTTTCACCAACACTGGGAACCCTGAAACAGCAAAAGCGCAAAGCGAAATGGAGAAGCGCATGATAGAAGCAATGAAAAGCCGAAAAGGGATAGCAGACATGCTAAAAGACGTGAATACAGCACTCCAAAGTGCTGAGTATGGATCAGAAAATGAAAAACGCTTGCTTAATATGCAGGCAAGGCTCAATGCGCAAAAGAGAAAGTTTGACCAACAATGGAACCCGGAAATCGAAGCAGAACGTGCGGCAAAAATACAAAAGGCTGAGCTTGAAGTGCAAAAAGTAATTGACGACAGTAGAGAAGCCCGTGAACGTGCCCAAAAGGATTACGAGTACGAGCAGGAGCAAAACTCTATTCAGCTTGAACTTGATGCAGCAGCACGCAAGCGCAGACAGTTGGAGCTCGACCAAAAGAAAGAGCAAGACGAACTGCAACAACAGCAGGACGCAGCTATCAAGGCTGAACTGCAAAGACAGAAACAATACTTTGATGCGGTCGAAAACGCAAAGGCAGCACGAAACAAGAAGTATGTGAAGAAGAACTTCACAGAAGCCGACATCGACCAATCAGAGATTGACGCAATCAAAGCACGATATGGAACGCTCTTTGAGCAGTTAGAGGAACAGCAAAAGCGTTCCCGTGTCGATATGGTCAAAGAAGAGTTCGCAAGTATGCGTGACTATCTTAAAGACTACGGCACATATCAGCAACAGAAACTCGCAATAGCAGAAGAATATGCTCAGAAAATCAAAGAAGCAAGTACAGAGGGGGAAAGACGCTCACTTCAAAAAGAAAGAGACTCTAAGCTCTCTAATATCGAAGCTCAAGAGCTTAAAGCCAATATTGATTGGACGACAGTTTTTGGGGAGTTCGGTGGAATGTTCAAGGAGGTTATCAGCCCGGCACTTGAAGATGCAAAGAAATATATCCAAACGGATCAGTTCAAAAAATCAGATCAGGCAAGCCAAAAAGCACTCATCGAAGCCATTCAACAAATGGAGCAATCGTTGGGCGGTGCGGATAAGGTCAGCTTTAAGAAGTTAGGAGACGAGATTGCGAGTTATCAGAATGCCATGCGTGACCTAAAAGTAGCACAGTCTGAATATGCAAAGAAATATACCGTATTGAAGCAAGCGCAGGACGATTACAAGAAAGCGTTGAACAATGGCACGGAAGACCAACAGAAAGCAGCCAAGAATGCGGTAGATGCAGCCCAAGAGCAAGCAGACGCAGCAGCAAGTAATGTTGAGACCATGCAGGGATTGGCTACGGAAGCACAGCAAACTGTTACCAACACTGCAACAACGCTCAAAACGAGCATGGCTAATGTCGTAAACGGATTGCAAAAACTCTCATCGGGAAGTCTCAGCGGAGCGTACGAGGGTCTTATCCAATTTGGAAAGGGTGCAAAGGATGTCGGCGGAAAGATCGGTGCGGCATTTGGCAAAGTCTCCGAGTCTTTGGAAAAAGTGCCCGTAGTAGGCTGGATAGTATCAATTGTTGATTTGTTAAAAGACGGAATATCGGTAGTTATAAGTGGTCTGCTTGATGCAGTGTTTAACGCTGTTAGCGGTATCATAGACGACATATTCTCAGGCGACCTATTCAGAACCATTGGAGAGAGCATTCTTAGCGGTATAGGCAAGATATTCGATGCCGTGACATGGGGAGGGTTCTCATCTTTGTTCGGTATAGGGGAAAGCGACAAGAACCTTGAAAAGGATATCGAATCGCTGTCTGCAACCAATGAAGCACTGAAAATAGCCATCGAGAATCTTACTGACAAATTGGATGATGCCGCAATGACGGATGCTGCTGATTTGTATGAAACACAGAAGAAGCTGCTTGCTGAGTCAGAAGCCAATACCAGAGAAGAGATGAGAAGAAGCGGGGCTGCATACAACAAAGGTTTTTTAGGCATTGGTGGTAAACATTCATCAAATGCAAAGATTGACAATGCTATGATCAGTAGCGAATGGAGCCGCATCAGTAAGATTGTAGGCAATTCCGTGTATAGCGCTGGCGATTTTTGGAACTTGACAAGTGAGCAAATGCGAAAGGTGGCAACTGATGCACCAGACTTATATGGCAAAATCAAAGACTATGCTAATGACGGTCATAAGGACGCATCCAAATTCATGGACGAGTACATCGAATATGCCAAGCAGCGCGAAGAACTTGAACAAGCATATTACGAGAAGCTTACCAATTTATCATTCGATGGCATGAGGAACGAGTTCAAGGGCTGCCTTACGGATATGGAAAAATCCGCAGCTGATTTTACTGATAACTTTAACAAAATGCTTGTAGACAGCATAGCCGAAGCCCTCATGACAAACAAATATGACCCGATGATCAAAAAACTATACGAGAAATGGGCTAAGTATATGGAGAATGATGGAATGCTTGATGAAGAAGAAATAAAAGAGCTGAAAAAGGATAAAGACGCAATTTATTCTGCCATGCAGGATGATAGAGATTTTCTGAAATCATTGAGTGATAACGAAGGCTCTCAACAGTCAAGCCCTAAACAAGGTTTTGCTACAGCATCGCAAGACAGCATAGACGAGCTTAACGGGCGATTTACGGCATTGCAAATCGATACAGGTATCATACGAGAAACTATTGGCAACATACAGATAGGGGTATGCGATTTGAGCACATCAGCATCGGCTATCAAGCAGCATACTGATGAAATAAGGAACATTTCGCTAATGGCAATAGATCATCTTGAAACAATCTCAAAGAACACACATGAGTTATTTGAGATAAATAAGAGGCTTGGGAAAATAGAAAAGAATACGCAGAATCTATAA